AGCGTGCGCCCGTCCCACTGCGTGACCCGCGTGTTGGCCTTGACATTGCCGCCCGCGTATGCGCCGCCCACGGTGCGCGTCTCGACCTCGACAACCGCGACCTCTTCGTAGTCGAGTCGGCCATTGAACGGCGCCGACTGACGCATCAGGTAGCGGGTGATGTCGAAGGCGAGATACCCGTCTTCGTTGGGGCTGAGACTGTAGGACGTCCGCGGGACATCCTGCCCGACGGGGAGCGGTTGCGCGTCGACGATGACCTGGCCCGGTGCGGGGCGGCTCGGGAGGACCGTTCCGGTCTTCGGGGTAGATGCGGTGAACGACCCGGAAGAATCCGTCGGGCTGTCCTCCCCCCAGTACAGGTAGAGCACGCAGGTTCCGTCGCTGCTGTCCGGCACCCACCCGTCGACCTCGATGACCGCTTGACGGTTCGCGTAGTTCCACGTCTGGCGCTGCCAGGTGAGTTCGGTGTAGCCGTCGGAGTCGCAGACCTTGATACTGTGGCCGGACGAATCGACGTTGCCCCAGAACGCGCCGAAGTCGCCGGGAATGGCGATAGAGACGTCAATCGGAGTCGTGCCGCCGTTGTTGTCGACGGTGACCGGGACACGCCACAGCGAATTTGCGGAGAACCAGGACACTACAACCTCGCCCAGAAGAGCTCGACCGACATTACCACGTAGACGTCCCGTGCGCGGCCGTCTGGTTCCGGTCCCGTAACCACCTCGGTCGACACCGTGAGGTCGTGGACCGCCGCCGCGCCGAGATTGCGCGACCCGTGTAGCGCCGCAATGATGTCGGCCTCAAGGTCGTTGCCCGCCGAGACCGCCGCGTCGGGGTCGATGCCTCCCGAGACGACGCCCACGAGGTCAATCGTAAGCGTCTGGCCGTACTGCGAGAGGTCGGCACCGGCGCCGTTGCGGATGTCCTGCCGTGCGCCCAAGTGGTAGCCGATGAACGGCCGGACGCGAGACAGCGGCGGCCCGTTGAGGTCGACCTGTTCGACTTGGCCCGGCCCCGAGAGGTCGTAAGTGTAGTCCCCGGTGCCGTCGATGCCCTGGAGGATGCCGGTCAGTGCCGAGACGATGGTGTTGCGATTTGTGGGGCCGCTCATACGCTACCCTCCCCAGCGATGGACCCCGGCGCCCGAAAGGCGACGTCGAGGGCGTCCCCGAGCGTGCTGGGAATCTCGGCGCGGGTGTCCCACCACGCGCGGCGCGCAAAGCCGGTCGCGGGCACCTTGGTTTTTTTGCGGAGCCACCACCGGACTACATCCTCGTCACCGACCCGCTCGACCAGTGCCGCGAGACCAAAAAATAGGTATTGAAATCGTAGCGGCACCGGGTAGTCCCGAGGCGACGCGTATCGGGCGACACCCGCGCCGGTCTTCATCTCGGGCGTAGGGATGGCAAGCCACTTGCGGCGGACCGGGCGAATCGTGCCGCCCTGGTCTTGGATGCGGGCATAGATGAGGTTCTGACCGCCCGTGCGACCGCCCGCCGACAGAATGGCCGACAGCGGCGACCCCTGAACCGTGCGGCCGAATAGCTGCACCTGGCCCGAGTTGTCGACCGCCGAGACGGTGCGCCCGGTCTGGACGACACGCCCCGCGATGGACCGCCGCAGGGAGCCCGAGCGCGAACGGGGCCGACGGGTCGCATTCTCCACGGCCCTCGACTGCATCTTCAGCGCGAGGACCGTAGCCCGCCGCTGTAGGACCGCAGCAAGCCGCGGACCCGCAGATGCACACCGTCGCTCCCACTCCTCCGGGGTCAACCGCTCCATCAGGGAAGCGCCAGCACGTAGCGCGCAAGCATTTCGCGCACTTCGGGCAGGAGAGAGAGCGGGGAGATGGACCGGGAGCCGCCGCCCCGTGTCGACGTCGAGGACGACCCGGCGGCGGACGTGTTGCTGGTGAGGTGCGCGGCCTGGACAATCGCCGCCTCGGTGAGCACCGGATGGTCTGCAACGACGTAGCCCGAGGACGTGACCACCTTGTTGGCTCGCGGCGAGGTCGACCATCCCGCCGTAGCCCCCACGAGGAGCTCCAGCCGGCGACCGTCGGCCACGTACTCGGATGCGCCGAGGAGCGTATCCCCGCCGTAGTCCTGGTCGGGGTCGACGTGCACCGACGTCACCGACAGGACCGGCGGACACGGGAGCACGAGGACGTTGCGGTCGTCGTCCGTCCCGATGTCGTATCGTCCCGGATACATCGTGTAGGCGGCGGCCTCCATCGTGTGAGCGCCGCTGTCCGGGGTCGGATGCCCGCAGTAGCGAGCGAAAGACGCGTCAATCCGGGCGAGGACCACCCCGATAGTCGCGTCGTCTGCGGAGGACAGTCCAGGCACGAGGGCGCGGACCTGTTCGGCCGTTGCGAGTGCCATGCTCATCCCTCCGCAAGTAGTGTGCGCGTCCGGTCGTCGATGGCCTGGACCACCGACGGACGGGCCGCCCCGATGACCTCACGGTCCCGAAGCGGTCCGAGTACGTCGTCGAGCGAGCCGGACGCGACCCGCTCGACAACAGACCGCGCCTCACCCGAGAGCACCCCGAGGGGAGCCACGGGTGCCGGGTACGTGCCCCGGATGGCGCGGTCTATCACCATCAGTCGGCCCGCACGCGCTCGAGGGTGACCTGCACCGTACCCGCGATGGCGACACCGGTGCCGGGCTTGGTGATGGCCACCTTCACCGCGCCGCCGTCGGCCACGAGGTTGGACCCCGCGCCGGACAGTGCGACCGAAGCCACCCCGCCGTCTGCGATGTTGCCGGAGTCGCCGGTCGTGGTCGACACCGTGCCGATGGACGTACCACCCACGGACGCGGTGAACGTCGCGTAATTGGTGTCGTTGGCGGTGACGGCGCCGTCGGCCACGAAGTCGACGGCCACGACCTTGGCCTTGCCGCCGGTCCGGTTCGCGCAGAACAGGTCGGAGGCGGTGCCAGCGGTCGCGGCTGCGACGGGGATGTAGAGCGCGAGGCTCATGCGTTCGGAGTTCATTGGGACCCCCTCAGGTGCTCATGTTGTAGGCGTAGCGGACGGCCTTGTCGGTCGACTTGGTCATGTCCTTGAAGCCGACCCGCTGGCGAGCGCGCAGGTAGGTTCCGCCGATGGTGATGTCGTTCTGGAGGGCGACGGTCGCACCGGCGCGCGAGATGTTGCGGAACATCCGGCGGTTGAACACGACGTAGCCAGTGGTGTCGGTCGTCACGCCGTCGTAGACGCCGGTGGCGTTCAGGTCGGCCGGCATGGCGTCGGTCATGATGATGGGGTGACCGGCGATGCTGCCGACCTCGCCCGAGGCGATGGGCGCACGGCTGCCGTACTCGTTGGCCTGGACAATGCCGTCGAGGTTCACGAAGTTGAGCAGGTAGCCTTCGGGGCTGGTGACGATGGGCATGTCGGTGGGAACCGAGCGGGGACCACCGACCAGGTTGATGTCCTTGAAGAGGGTCTCACGACTGTGGGTGGAGCGGTCCACGCCGTTGGAGTCACCGAGCGCGATGTTGCGCAGACCCGAGAAGGCGTACCGGTAGTCGATGCTGCCAGCGTCCACGGCACCGAAGTAGCCGCGGAGGTTCCACGATGCGAGGGCGTCGATGGCGCTGCCGAACGTCTGACCGTTCATGATGGCGAGACGCCGGCCCATGACGAGCGACCGGGTGATGGCGTCCCGAATGAACGGGAAGGCGGCCACGATGCTGTCTGCGGCGGCGTCCTCGTGAATGAGGACCATCGAGTACATGGGAGACGCGGTCATCGTGAGCTTGTCGGTGCCGACGGTGCTCTTTGCGAGCGCGGCGGGGTTGTCACCGACTGCACCGCCACCCTTGTAGGGCACGGGGTAGGCGGTGCCCACGGGGAGCTCGACGCTTTCGCTGTTGATGGTGATGGTCTCGAACAGGCCGAGGAGGCCGTCCGGGTCGTAGGCTTCGACCTGCCACATCGGGCTGGCAAGAAGCGGGGTCGGGATGAACTCGCCGCCGCTGCCGTTCTGGTTGTCCCAGGCGCGACGGATGGGGGCGGGCATCCGGGACCATGCGCGCTGGACGCGGTCCCATGCCTTGCGCTCCGACTTGACCGTGGCGACGCGGTAGCCGTTGCCCCGGTGGTCGAAGGCGTCGCGACCGTGGCGAGCAACGGCGAGGACGTACAGCGCTTCGGTGGCCTCGATGAGGTTGCGGTGCGCGTCGTTGACCGGCTGGCTGGCGAGGAGGCCCGCGGAGTCGCTACGGAACAGCGAGGAGTCGCCGCCCTCGTGACCCCGCAAGAACACGCGACCGTCGGTGTCCACGAAGCGCTGCACGAGCTCGCGGTCGGTGCCGCCGACGGTCGCGAGCGGGTCGGCTGCCTTGGCCTTGGCCTCGGCGACCTCTTGACGCACGGCGCGGAGGTCGTCCGCCATGCGTGCAATCTGCTCCTTCTGTTCGGCGCGGGTGCGCTCGCCCTGCTCGAGCTTTTCGCTGAGCTGCTGGGCCTTCTGAGCGGTCGACGCGGCAAACGCGTTCCACTCGGCTTGCGTGGTGGGCATGTGATGCTCCATTTGGGGTGATGCCCAGCGTGGGCGGTCGCCTGCATCCTATCACGGACCACAGGCGCGTGTGAATGTCAAGCGCCAGGAAACCACGGCGCGGGGGAGTCGTCGGCCCAAGGGAGGCCACGCACGGACCGGCGGACCGGCTGCTCGGGCATCGACCGGGCGAGGGCCGCGCGGGGATTCATCGGCATTGGGGTAGGCGAGCACTCGAGGAGCCGAGGCAGTGCGTAGACGTAGCCCCGCTCCGCGTACCTCGGGTCATCCTCCGCGAGAGACGACCGGGCGAGGACAGCCGTTGGCCGGAATCCGACGGAGCATGTCCGCAGGGTGCCGGCCTCGAGGAGCGCGGCGACCGTGAGCGACAACGGGTAGGACTGCACCGGGGTCGGGATGAGGGTGCCGCGGAGCACGCCGCCCTCGACTGCCACGTCTTCCCATCGACCGACTGGCGGCGAACGGTAGTCGTGGTTGTAGGGAGCGACGGGGTTTTGGACGAACTCACGCAAGTCCCATCCTTGGTCTACAATGTCGTCGGCGCGGTCGGGCTGCGCGTCGGACATCACAAACCGGTAACTCCGCGGCTTGTCCTCGTCGTCCTCGATGGGCTCGGGTGCGCCGGTCGAGTCGTAGCGGAGGACCGACCG